CTCTTCAGCATGCCAACCTAGAGGTTCAATAACGATTTGTAAGGCATCTAGGAATACCTTCTCAAACTGTAGATCATAATTTATGTATTCATCCAATCCAAATTCTTTAGGTAATATATTGTTAAATGCGATAACGTTCTCGTTGATCGGGTTTGGTGTTCTAAGGTATACGAACTTGATCTTATTACCATTGGTAATAGGCTCATACTTACGTGTGATACCTTTCATCTTAAGGTAATGATTAAACAATAATGCACCTCTAACTTGAATTGGTGTACCCTTCTTGTAGATAGGTGTACCGCTATATTCTTTTAAGGAAGAAACCGATCTAGGAAATGCGACATCAGCAACAGACAGCTGCGTGAAATCCCTCTTGAATTCCTTGACGAACGTCTGAAGTGCACTTTGGTCCTCATGCAAGATGACCTCGAGTGCATCCTTGAGTTTCTTGCGGACGACTGCAGGTGTCGACGATTTGACCATTTCAAGGCCCATAACTTTAATCTTAGGTTTCGCATATTGTACTCCTTCGGAATTATGTACGTTTAACACATATCGTTTCTTGGCAACCCATATTGCTTTATCAGCCAAGACTTCGCGTTTCATCTGCATCTTCTGTGCATATGCATTCATGTATTCTGCAAGTTCTTGGTATCCACCATCGATGAATGGTTGCATAACCTGTTCACATGTCTTATCCATGAACTTAATCTTTTCTTCAGTGGTCTTACCTGCACACACCTTCTCAACGAGATCTTCAAGAGTTAGATAGATTGAATCGGTATCGATAGCGATTACATAGTCTTTGTCTTCAGTCTTCAGTGTCTTGTTCATGAAGTCATTAAGCTTGTTAGCCATCCATCGAATAGACAACTGACCAGATAAGGTAATACCTTCTGCGATACGAAGATCGTAATACCTAAAGTACTTATTACCGATAGCACCGTAAGCTGAGTTCAGTGCAATCTTCATGGCCATCTGTAGGTTCTTAAGGCGAGAGATGTCTTTGACCAACTGAGGATCTTTGTTATGTTCGTACTCTTGTTCTGCCTTTAACATCTGCTTCTTAAACTTAGAACGATTGTTGTACATCTCTTCCATCAGTGCCGGTAGGAATCCACGTTTTTCTTTAGTGTAACACCAACCATTACCAGATGTTGATAGACCGACTGGCACATTCATAGGTGTTTTAGTTAATAGTTTATCTACAGTTGTATCGATGCGAGTATCAGTCAAAGTTTCAGGTGACATGTTATACTGCATGATAAGATGTGGATACAGAGAGTTTAAGTCGAACGATGCAACCCACTTATGAGGACCAGTTATTGGATCCTTGACGTATGCGCCTTCGAATACCTCTGACTTACCGTTCTCTTCTTTGAGTGGGATAGTTATCTTACGTTCATACAAGTAATTAAAGATGATGGCATCCCACATACGTACAGGAGAGAATACATCTTCATAGTTAATCTTAGAGCTATAGGCTAGAGTGTAGACAAGTTCGATGAGCTTCATCTTATCTTCTAACATGTCAACGAGTTCAGTATCGTGGATGTTATAGTCTACGAATGTCTTCCAATGTTTTGTGTAGAAGTCTTTAAAGTTATCTTCAGGATTCTCAAGCTTCTTCTTATTGAGTTCGACACTTGCGATATAGTTTAATGCATAAGACTCTTGATTAGTGTATGTAAACTTCTTGTAAAGGTCCATATAATCTAAGACTGAGATACCGACGAATGAATATGATTGAATAGATGTACCACCACCAACATAGGCTTTCTTATCGTTCACGATACCCCACGGCGACATACGTTTGACATACTCGTCACCTAATACAAGACGAATACGATTGACTAGATATGGGATATCAAAGCCATTGATGTTCCAACCAGTGACGACATCAGGATAGTTGTTAGACCAAAATACAACGAATGTCTTGAGTAAGTCTGCTTCATCTTTACAAAACATATACTTGACATCTTTACGATCAGTCATATATGGACGAGAGCCAAACGTTACGATCTGCTTGTGATGGTTATCTTTGATAGTGATGAGCAACACTTCTTCGTTTGCTTCTTGTATATTTGGGAATCCATTCTCAGTTGCAGTCTCGATGTCGATTGAGAATAACTTGATAAGATCCTTATCCCAGTTTATGGTCTTAGGATAAGTCTCTGTGATGTATTGATATTGGAATTGTGTTTGACCATAGAAAGTAAAACCTTCCACGTCTTTATACCGTTCGACATACTCCATACCTTCTTTGATTGACTCAAACTTAGTTGGAGATACTGGTGTGCCTTCTAATGTATTCCAATCAGAAGCTTCTTTGGCTGGGACAAATAGCGTAGGACGATATGGCACCTTACTCTTGAATGCTTGACCATTATTGACATAACGGAGCAATAGAGAATTACCGTACTTGACTACGTTCGTATAGAATCTACTCATAATGTAATTATACCACAGGTACTATTTAAAGTACAATATTTTACCAATTCAATTTGAGTACTTATTTTAAACCCTCAATTAAATCTACAACGTCTTGTACAGTCTTGAGATTAGCTATTTGATCTGTAGGTATCTTAACTCCATACTTATCTTCGGCTTCGAACATAACATCAAACATGTCTAAAGAATCTAAGTGATCCTTTAGTACCATGTCTGGTGTAATCTCAACGTTATCTAGCTTTTGACTTATAACAGCTTTGACTTCATCGAATGTACTCACTTTATAGTCCTAACTGAATCTGCTTTATCTTTGTCTTCACGGATCTCCACAAAGATTGGGAGGAATAAACTCTCATCTTCGTGTTTGCTCCTAATACGAGCGTTGTACTTGACAGCCACCACTTTACCGACCGAATTTTGCTTTGTAATCTGTTTGCGATCTTCATCGTTAAATCCACTCCCGACTTTAACTTTAATAATACCATCCTCTGATTCACAGACGAGGGCCCCTAACATGCCTTCATACTTACCAGTGCCGTCTTCAACGTCGACGATCTTTAAATCACATTCTAATTCACCTTTGAACTTAATCAATGTCTTAGATCTTTTATTTTCCCAAGGAGCGTTCATATCTTTGAGTATGATGCCTTCCTCACCTTGGTCGTAGTACTCTTTAAACTTAGCTTGAGCCTCATCGATATTTTCTACGATGATGCTTGGAACTAATTCAATCTTTTTAGGAAAATCTATTCCCCATTTAAACTTTGCAAATCTATCTTTATATGGCGTAGGACAATAGCTATCAACAAAATACATATATGGAATAATGTCCCATATTGTAGCATGAACCATGCTTGCTTCAGCATCTGATATAGTACCCTTACCTGCTTTATTTAGGATACCATTACCAGTTTGTCTATTCAATGTACCGCTATCGTCTTTAACTAATAGTTCACCATCAAATACAGTGTCTATACCATTAGCAAGCTCTACGAATTCTTTTTCAAGGTTGCCTAACAAGTCGATCGTCTTACCGTTGCGAGACTTGAATTCACATTGACCATCGCGAACGATAGCATTAAATCTCATACCATCCATTTTTAATTGGACCATTGCAGGCCACTGGATCTTATCTACTAGCTTCTGTTCATACTGTGATGCTAACATACATGGATAGTCTACGACCAAGCCAAGCCATACATCGTTGGCTGTCGCAGTAGATACACCACATTTCAGGTCCTTTGCTATGATGCGTTCAAGCACCTTAGCATTTTTCGGAGAGAGTGAAGTAAGGACCTGAGTGAGGTGTTCTATACCAGCATGACCAGTGACGGTCCTACTGGATAACTCAAACAGTTGATCCATTGCTTGCATGAGGCATCCACTCCCGCTTGCCTCATACTTTGGAATTTTTCTAATATAAAACTGTGTAAACGGATCTAAAGCAAGCCTGACAACTTCGCGTAGGACTTGGTTATTCTTATGCTCGTTAAGCTTATCAATTTTATAGTTCCTCGACGGATTTGCCGCGAGGTCTTCTAAGATATCAAATACTTCCAACTTATCTCCTATAGATATAAACGTCAAGCTTAGTTGCGTTCTTGATACCGCCAACGATATTGCCTGCCCAATCATACGAGACTGGACGGAATGAGCCTCTATGGAAGTATCCGCTTGGTGTTGGCATCTTAACTAGTGGTTTACGGCCACGAAGCACGACACGTTTTTTGTTAGTACGATTTTCGTTTGTGATAGCTACAGCTTGCTTGATGATGCTTAATTTTTCCATATCAGCAGCTGAATTGACATCGACTGTCATTACATAACTTTTAGATGTTCTCATCTTAACACCTCCGCACAACCTGCAGGGATACGACGATTGATCCTACGGATTTTTTCCATCGTTTCGCTTAGGACTTTTTTAAGGTTTGTGGATTCTTGAACTGAAGCAATGGCTTTTTCGATATCCATTGCAAATAGAACTAATTCTGTTCTACGGTTAAACTTAGCAGCATGTTCCTCTGGGACTAAGTACTTTTC